TGCCCAGTTCTAATCCGGTGGAGGGTCGTCTACTGGTCATGCGGGGTTTGAAGCCTTCTCTGCCCGTCATTTGCGCCAAGGACGACACGGTCAAAGCCTTACGTTCTTTGGGTTACCAGGCCTACACTCCCGGCACGGCCCAGGGTCGTCGCTGGCCCCGAGTGCAGTTGTTGATCGACGCCTCTCTCGTCGATTATATGGCGGCCGAGCACATGGTGTCGGCCATTTGCCGCACGTCTGGTGATTTGCTGTTCTGCATCAGCGGAATGCCTGGAGTTGAGCGGGCCATGCGCACTCATCCTTTGTTGGGCGCGCTTCTCAAGAAGGGCAATTGGTCTTTCTTCGAGAACGTGATGCGCAAATTCAAGGTCACCATTGAGCATCTGCCGAACATTCATGAGATCCGGCAGGCTCGTGCTGACGCCTTGGTTCCCGCGCAGACCGCTCCGCAGACACTGGAGGCCGGCCACGCTGATGAGCCTTACGTTGATCACACGCCGCAGTCTCGGATGGGCCCTTGGATGGCGAGTCTCTACGTTGACGCTCTGCCACTGAACCTGGCGGTACCAGAAAAGGTTGATTTGGCGACTTCAGCGCTCGCTCCTGATCGAGTGCAGTTACCTCTGTGGCATGAAGATGCTTTGGAGATAACCTTGATCAGCACGCACATTGAGCGTGTTAGCCGCGAGTTCCACTCGATAGCGGGCATTAGCAAGTTGTACGACGACACCCGTTACACGGACCCGGCGGCTTTCATCTTTCCGCGTCATCGAGCCAACGACCCCGTTCTTAAGGCCGCAACCTGGCGTAAGCGCTTGACACCCAGTTCCTTCGATCGCACTGAGGCTGACTTTGTGGCCCGTGAGCATGTGGGTTTCTTGCTCTGGACCGCGTTCAAGGATGCCTTGCGTTTGCCTGAGTCCCTACCTGCGCCCGAAACTTCCGAGTACTTGGACTGTCTGTATGAGCAAGCCTCTGCTCGCTCGGACGGCAACACCGCAGCGCGGATGTTGGTTCTCGAAGAAAGGGCCGACCCAGATTTCCCCGACAACTTTGTTCACCACTTTGTCAAGGCTCAGATCAAGGGGAAAATGGAGTGCAAGGACCTTGAGGAGCCCAAGGCCGGTCAATCTTTGATGCAAGGCAATGAGCGAATCGTCGCGAAGTTTGGAGCTTGGTGGCGCTTGGCTGCGCGTCGCGTCCGGGAGCATCTGCCTGACAATGTGTACATGCATATTGGGAAGACCCTGGGCCAGTTCGATGAGTGGGTGCGCGATCATTGGCGTCCCGGGGACCTTTGCACTGTCAACGACTACACGGCCTTCGATTCCACTCAGCAAGGCGAGAGTGTCGTGTTGGACAACTGTTTGTTGGCCTGGGTCGGGTGCCCCATCGAAGTCCGTGAGGCCTACGCTTACTGGAAAACTCATATTGTGAGTGACCAGTTAGGCGTGACCCCAGTGCAGACTCACAGGGCTACCGGTGAGAGTGGGACTTGGTTGGGTAACACTCTGTACAACATTGCTTGCGTGGCTCTGTTGTATGGTCCCAAGGCGTTGCATCATGGAGCTTGGCTGTTTGGAGGTGATGACATGGCGACTGATCAACATGTTCTGCCCAGTTCTGCGGGCCTCACGCTTTATACGAAGCACATCAAGACTGTGAGCAAGACCCATCATCCAATTGTGGCGGATTTCTGCGGTTGGGTCCTCACCAGTCGTGGAATTGTTCGTGACCCCGTGCTTCTTTGGTTGAAGTACAAAGCAAAGCTCGCTTATGGTCAGGCCCCAGCGACCTTCTTGGCCTCATACGCATTGGAGCTCAAGTTCACGTACGACGCCGACGCTCGCCTCTTGGAGTTGCTCGACGACGTGGGGAAGGGTTGTCTGATGAGTGTGCTCACAGCCATTCATCGTCACACGCCTTTGGTTGCGGCTCTCAAGTTCTCTCGATCTTCAGATGCAATCACGCTTGTCCGTGCGAAGATTGCTTATTGGAAAGAGCAGAATTTTCGCGGCAAAGCCACTTTGCTCCGTCAAGCACAGGCCACGTTGACTCGCCTTGAAAGAGGTTATTCTCAGGAGGAATCTTACGTTAAGAAGACAGTTCGATTTATTCTTCCTCCTCCTGAGTCACCACCACATCAAGTGCTTATCGAGCCATGTCGAACGTCAACACCACCCTGCCCGCTGAGCTCGTGCAAGGAGCCCCTGTCGTTGTGCCCAATCAGTTGGTCCCAATTTCGGTGCCCACTTGGGACAACAATGTGCGCCGTTTCCGGGTTATGGACGGACAACTGGTCGCATCTCCTACGGTCGCCGAAGGTGGGAAGAAATCTGAGCGTGAGAGCGCCTCCTGGCCTTGGACTTTTGGCAGTTCTCCCCTCGAGTTCACGCCCATTGCCCAGTGGCTTGCGGGCAGCACTTTCGCGTATTGCCTCTCTGCAGAGACGGTGTACTACAGCGGACTTGACTGCGAAGGACTCGCCGTCTCCGCCACCTTCTGTACTCAAGGAGTTCTCGACGCCATGCCGAACTACGAGGCCATGGCTGCCAACCCGACCTTCTGCCGAGCCGAGAGCATGCCGGCACATCCAAATGGGTTGCCTCCCTTGTTCAAGGTGCAACACGCCATGGGTGAATACGGGGTCGGAAAGTGCATCAAGAGCCCCGTGGCTTACTCGGGCGCGCCGCGCTTTTGCTCAAGGTATCAAGTACGTCGTATCGACGGTGCAAAGGTGGTTTCTTCCAAGGACTACGGCAACGTGGAGACTTACTTCACTATCCGTCGGTCCGAGGTCCCCCTCGCGCTGTAGGTTTGACAATCCTAGAGCGACCGCAATCCCACTCCTCGGCAGGCTTTGTTGCTGCGGGGGAGTTTACACTTGTT